ACCAAGAATCGAAAGTTTAAGGGTACGGCTTAAGCCTGCCACTATGTGTACTTCCTAACTATCTTGGAAAATCCTTCTTCCCATTTTTTCACAATGTCAGGCTGAACGCTTCGAAGTGTTGGGTAAATAAACCAACCGCGTGAACCTTTACCTTCGCGACCTGACCACACTGGAAATTGCTTAAAACGATTTGAACCGAATTCATAGCCGCCCCAAACCTGTTGGGTCGAACCGCCGCCACTCAATTTTTGTGAAGCAAAACCAAATGCAATTTCACCGATCTTTGATGACTTTCGCACTTTTGAACCTTCGGCGATTCTTGCCGCTGCGCGATTGTTTGCTTGCTTTGATGTGGCAATAACTTTAGTGCGTACATAGTCAGCCAATTCGCTGGTGACTTCTTTTGCCTGTTGAGTTGCTTCTTCGTCCATTGCTTTGAAGGAACGAATAATGGCGCGCAGTTCGGCTTTGTCGTAGGAAATTGCTTCCTTAGCCATTTGCCCGCCTTTCTAAAATTTCAAGTATTGTCAAAACGTCTTCGGCACTTTCAAATTCGCTAGGCGATAGCCCCGTTGCCAGGGCTATCTCCCACACGATTCGACTTAGGCTTCCGACTGGGTGGCTTTTGGGTTTGCTTCACCGACGATCACTTCGGAAATGGTTTCCGTCCATGCTTCGATTGGCTTGACTGGCTTACCAGCTGCTTCTCGCTTCATGGCGTGATAGGCAAGAAAGACAAGGTCGGAAATTCCGATCTTTTCTTGCGCCTGGGCAATGGTGTGACCCGTTTGCTTCTCCCACTTCACCCATTCAGGCGGTGCCGCCGTGTAGGTGATTTGGTCGCCGTTATTGTATTCAATTGTTATTGGTAGTTTCATTTTGTCTCCCGATTAGTAGTTTTTAACTGAATGTTTCAGTAGGTGTTCCCACCACTATGAATGATAGGTCAACTGTCTGCGCGTCAGGTGCTGACCCGCCGACTGCTGGGAATACTGGCATGACGTTGAATGCAAACACTGCGCCAGTCACGGCAGTCAATGAAACTGCCAGTGTTGTGTTTGGTGCTGATTCGCATGCAGTCCATAGTGCTTCGCACAATGAACCTGAAGCGCCCCAGTCTGCGAGCATTGAAACGTCAAAAGTCCACTGGTCGTCAATGTGCTTGTAAGCCTTGCCGTCAAGTGTCTGGTAAGTCTCGACGGTTGGTGAATTCGCAAGTGTTGCGCTGGTCGCCTGCGCGTCGTAGTTTGTTGTGGCAATGGTCACGACTAAATCGCGACCAGTAATGATTGTCGTTGGCATTTTGTCCCCTATGTTGTTTGTGTGTAGTACGTCGAAACGTTTATGTCTGCCACCAGCATTGGGCTTTGTCCTACTTCCAACACCGTCGGCTTTTCAACAACGCCAACAACGTATCCCGCGGGCATTGCCGCGAGAATTCCTATGATGAGTTTTTCCAGGTTATCAAGTGAACCTGCATTGCTATTTGAAGCAACGATTGCGGTGATTGCAAAATTGATTTTGACCTGTGTCTTTGACTTACCGATCAACACAACTTCCATGTAAGGCGAATCGGGTACGACCACGATCGCGGGTGGAATGGGTGCTTCGGGAACGCTTGGGTACACGTTGGCAGATAGCGCGCTGAAGGCGTTTGCTAGGGCTGCACGGGTTTCGGATACGGCGTTGGCTGGCACTTATTGAACGACCGTTTCAACGTCCAGGTATGGCATAAGCAACGTGGACACGCGGTTGGTCAGGCTTCGACCCATACGGTAGGGCGTTGAAGCAAAATCTACGCCCTCGATCTGACCGCCTGCGGCAACGCGTGATTGGAACACTTCAACGGATACGGCAAGGATTGCAGATTCGATTGCTGGGGTGTTCGCGTATAGATCAGCTGCTGAATAGCCTGAAAGTGTTGCAGTGCCTGTCGGGATTATGTCTCGCAATGTGACATTTGATGAAGTCAATGCAGCCGTGAATGAATAAGGCGTGACGGTAACAACGGTGTGTGTTGCAGTAAATGGCGCAGGCAAACCAGCAACAATGACTGACTGACCAGCAACAAAATGGTGTTCGCGTGCGGTGTAAAAATAAGCAGTGTTTGATTCTAATTTGTACGCGTTAACGGCTGAAGTGTTTGCAACCAACATGGGCAAAATAACGGCTTCGCTGGTGTTGATTATTTCGTCCAAATAACTGTCACTGTATAAAGAGACGCTCACGCCTAGCACTGTTCGCAATTGACTGGCGGTGACAATACTAGGCATGAGCGTTCCTTTCGATCGGCTGCGGCGAGATCGGGAGAACCCGCCGCATGATTAGTGGGGGTTAGTTATCAGGTCTTGTTGATACCGAATGCGCCTGCACCGATTTTCGTTGCAATTGCACCGTATCCGTAAACTGAAACTGATACCTGACCTGAAGCAATAACGTCTGCGCGTAGGCGATACGTTGGTGATTCATACCATGTGTATGCAGTTGGGTTGATGATTAGCATTGAATCATCTTTGTCAGTGTCATTTGCTGACGGTACGTTTGCAGTGACGTAAAGATCAAGTCCTGCAACGTTTCCACGAATTGAATCTGGACGTACTGAACCGCCTGCGTTTGAAGGTTGTGCAGCCATGTAGATTGGACGACCTGAATCGTTCAATGTCATTAGGTTTGCCCATTGTGAAGTGTTAGCAAGAATGTTGCGCGCAAATCCCTGTGTGTTTGAATAAACTGAAGCAGCACCGCGTGAAACAAAACCAAGCAATTCAGCTGCGGTTGGGTATGTTGTCAGTGTTGTTGCGTCGGCTGTTGCACCGCTTGCAAGTGCAGTGTAAACCGCAAGGTCTGTTGCTTTTGCATACGCTGCTGACATGTTTGTCAATAACTCATTGAAAAATAGCGGTGAAGTACGGTCAAGCAATTCAACGGAAAATGTCTGTTGTCCTGCGTACTTCTTGACGGATACTGAAAGGAAACTTGAAGCCTGATCAGTTTCTGAAGGGGTGCCTGCTTCGGCAGTTTCTGCCACTGTTGGCATTGTTGTGATCTTTGGAATTTCAAAAGACATGCCAGCGTCAGGCAAGACCCCACGGCTGATCGCGTCCACGGCACTTCTTGTCGTGTTTGCTAGTCCATTGATTACTTCAGTCAACTGACGTGTAGGAACTAAACCTGCGTTGTCTGTTGTGTCATCTGCTGCTGCAACGTACTGACGAGCATTCTCGTCACCCAATGAAGCGCGGATTGTGTTTTCTAGGTACTTAGCGGCGGTGAACTCTAAGCGTGGCTTAGTTGTCCAACCACCGACCGCAGCATTTACGTTTGCGGTTACTGACTGGGCGGCTTCTACCGTTTCGGCGGTTGAAGCGTCTTTGACGGTGTCTTCCACTTCGTCTTCTCCTTCTGTTGGTTGTGCTTCAGGTTCGATTGTCGAATCTGAAATTTCTGTTTCGCCTTCTGTCGCTGCTACTTCTGCAACGCGTGCTGATCGAATGGCAGGTTCTGACGTTAATGCAACACCAGTCATTTCACCCTTCAAAATTCGCACTGTTCCGTCTTTCAATGTTTCGTATTCGTCAAAATAAACTTCAACGCTGAAACCGTCGCGCAAACCTTCAGCTGCTTCGACCAGTGCGTCATTTCCCGCAGTTGTTTCAGCAATTTTGAATGTTGCGTCAATGCCCTGATCGGTTGATTGAATTGAAAGTGTTTTGCCAATGCGGCGTGTGCGGTCGTGTTCAAGATTAAGAAGCACCGGGGTCGCTTCAATTGAATTTTTGGCAAACTGCACTTTACCTATTGACGCGTTGCCAGTTTCTTCGAATGTGACAATGCGCCCTGTAATTGTGCGACTGTTTGAATCGGCAGCCGTGATTGCAATGGGTGTGATCAGTTTTTTCATAGCAACATGTCTTCTTCCTCGCGTATTTCTTCGATCGACATTGCGCCGATACGATTCAAGATTTCATAGACCTGCGCGCGTTCGTAAGGATTGCCACGAAGG